AAACTGCTAAAAACATGGTTACAAAGGTAAAATTCATGTATGAAAATTTACCTTCATGGCTTAAAATAGATGCAGATGAAAATAATAAATTAACACTTAGATTAACAAATGGGTCACAAATTAAAGCTACCTCAGCTTCAAGTGATGCCGGTAGATCTGAAGCAGTATCTTTGCTATTAATTGATGAGGCAGCATTTATTGATAATATTGGAGAAATTTGGGCTTCAGCCCAACAAACATTAGCAACTGGAGGTGGTTGTATAGCATTATCTACACCTTATGGTACTGGTAACTGGTTCCACCAAACATGGGCTAGAGCAGAATCTTCAGAAAATGAATTTTTACCTATTAAATTACCTTGGTTTGTACACCCAGAAAGAGATCAAGCATGGAGAGATAGACAAGATGAATTATTAGGTGATCCTAGAATGGCGGCACAAGAATGTGATTGTGATTTTAGCACTTCAGGTGATATAGTATTTTACCCTGAACATATTGATTTTTATGAAAAAACATATATCAAAGATCCATTAGAAAAAAGGGGAGCAGATCAAAATTTATGGGTTTGGGAATCAGCTGATTATACTAGAGATTATATAGTAGTAGCAGATGTTGCTCGTGGGGATGGAAAAGATTATTCTGCATGTCATGTAATTGATGTAGAAAATAATGTGCAAGTTGCCGAGTATAAAGGACAATTAGGAACAAAAGAATTCGGACATTTATTAGTAGGTTTAGCTACTGAATATAATGAAGCAATGTTGGTAATAGAAAATGCTAATATTGGTTGGGCCACTATACAAGTTGCTATTGATAGAGCATATCCAAACCTTTACTATTCACAAAGAAGTGATTCCCGTAATGCTGATTCGTATTTTGATAAATATCAAGACCACTCCAAAATGGTAGCTGGTTTTACAATGTCATCTAGAACAAGACCTATGGTAATAGGTAAGTTTCAAGAATACATTAGTGATAGGGGAGTAACAATTCAATCAAAAAGGTTGATAGAAGAGATGAAAGTATTTATTTGGCGTAATGCAAGAGCAGAAGCTCAAAGTGGGTATAATGATGATTTAGTTATGTCATTTGGTATATCTATGTACATTAGAGATACGGCATTAAAAATGAGACAAAGAGGTTTAGATGCAACCCGAAATGCATTAAATAATATATCAGTAAATAGAACATCGTATCAAGGTGGATACTTTTCCTCGGGTAATGATAATCCTTACCATATAGACACAAAAGATGGAAGAGAAGACATTAGATGGCTTCTATAATAATATTTATAACAATAATTATATACTATGGCAGACAAAGGCTTATTTAGTAGACTACAAAGATTATTTTCAACTGACGTAATTATACGTAATGCTGGAGGTAACGAAGTAAATGTAATTGATAGCAATACAATTCAAACTAGTGGTGAACTACAAACAAATTCATTAATAGACAGATACAATAGAATTTTTTCTACTAGTCCATCTTCTTTATATGGATCCCAATTTAATGTTAATTTTCAATATCTTAGACCACAGTTATATTCTGAATATGATTTAATGGATCAAGATGCTATTATTGCTTCCGCTTTAGATATTATAGCAGATGAATCAACTTTAAAGAATGATATGGGTGAAGTATTATCTATTCGTTCTTCAAATGAAGATATTCAAAAAATATTATATAATTTATTTTATGATGTTTTAAATATTGAATTTAATTTATGGTCATGGGTTAGACAAATGTCTAAATATGGTGATTTTTTCTTAAAATTAGAAATATCTGAAAAATTTGGAGTATATAATGTTATACCATACACAGCTTATCATATTGAAAGACAAGAAGGATTTAATTTAGATAACCCATCAGAAATTCGTTATAGATATTCTCCAGATGGTTTAATTAACTCAAATTCTGGATTATATAGAGTTCCTGGTCAAGCATTTCAAGATGATCAAACTGGTATATATTTTGATAATTATGAAATGGCTCATTTTAGATTAATTGGTGATGTTAATTACTTACCTTATGGTAGATCTTATATTGAACCAGCTAGAAAATTATTTAAACAATATACGTTAATGGAAGATGCAATGTTGATTCATAGAATTGCTCGTGCTCCTGAAAAACGTATATTCTATATGAATGTTGGTTCTATCCCTCCTAATGAAATAGATGCATTTATGCAGAAAACTATTTCAAATATGAAACGTACCCCTTATGTAGATCCAAAATCAGGTGAGTATAATTTGAAATATAATATGCAAAACATGATGGAGGATTTTTATATCCCAATTCGTGGAAATGACACAACTACTAAAATTGATACTACTCCTGGTTTAGATTATGATGGTATACAAGATGTAGAATATTTAAGAGATAAATTATTTGCAGCTCTTAAAATTCCTAAAGCATTTTTAGGGTATGATGAAAATGTAGAAGGTAAAGCTACATTAGCAGCTGAAGATATAAGATTTGCTCGTACAATTGAACGTTTACAAAGAATTTTAGTTTCAGAACTTAATAAAATAGCACTTGTACATTTATATGCCCAAGGGTATAGAGATGAAGCATTAACTAATTTTGATTTATCAATGCAAACTCCTTCAATAATCTTTGAACAGGAGAAAATTGAATTGATGAAATCTAAAACAGAATTAGCCCAATCATTACTACAAGATAACATACTACCTTCAGATTGGATTTATGATAATATATTCCATTTATCAGAAGATCAGTATGATGAATATAGAGATTTAATGCGTGAAGATGCTAAACGTAAATTTAGATTAGCACAAATAGAAGCAGAAGGAAATGACCCAGTTGAAACTGGTAAATCATATGGTACACCTCATGATTTAGCTTCATTATATGGTAAAGGAAGAATGTATTCTGATCCTGGAAATGTACCTGATGGGTATGATACAGATTCGGATTTAGGTCGTCCTAAAGATGGAATTTCTAACCATGGTAAACAAGATAGTAATTTTGGAAAAGATCCATTAGGTGTTAAACGTATGAAAGATACTGATAAAAACGATTCAAGTGATAGTAGAACAGATACAAATAAATCTGGATTAAAACTTGAAAGCACTCAAACTACTTACCTAAAAAACCAAGATATATTTAAAAAAATGCATAAAAAACAATTGGTTTTTGAACATGATAAAGATAATTCTTCTCTTTTAGATGAAAAACAATTAAAGGAATAATAATTTTTACATATTTATAAATAAATATATTTTTGATGAAAATAAAACACTCCAAGACAAAAAACACAGGGATTCTTTTTGAATTATTGGTGCGTCAAATAACAGCAGACACATTGAAAGGTGGAGATTCTCCTGCAATCGATATATTAAAAGAATATTTCGTAAAAACTTCATTAGGTCGTGAGTATAAATTATATGAGTCTATATTAAAATCTAAGGTTTTAAATGAAGGAAGGGCAAATATGGTAATTACAACCATTTTAGAATCTTCTAGTAAATTTAATCGTACTACTTTAAGAAAACAAAAATATAACTTAATTAATGAAATAAAAAAACATTATAAATTAGATGTTTTCTTTGGTGCTAAAATAAAAAATTATAAAGAATTAGCTTCATTATATACCTTAATTGAGGGATATAATTCTAAAGAAGCTAGTAATTCTGATCAAATTATTTCTAACAAAATTACTTTATTAGAACATTTAACTAAACAAGAAGTTAATACTAAAGAAGTTAAAGAAGATGTTTTAAAAGAATTTCAAACTTATGATAAAGATTTAAGAATACTTACTTATAAAGTAATTCTAGAAAAATTTAATAGTAAATATGATAGCTTATCTTCAGAACAAAAACAAGTTCTTAAAGAATTTATCAATGCTGTAGATTCTACCCCAGGCTTAAGAAATTTTTATAATTCTAAAATAAATGAATTAAAATCTTTACTAAAAGAAGAAGTTAAAAAGATAAAAAATAAAGCTACTAAAATTAAAATTACTGAGGTTGCTAAATATTTAGTTGAATTATCTAAAACTACTAAAGTTGATAATAATAATTTAGTTGATTTGTTACAGTATTATGAACTAGTAAAAGAAATCAAAATCGCAAATGGCGTTTAAATATAAAATTAAAGAAGCACCTGCTCCTAATTTAGCTAAACAAGGTAACTATAAAATTGGGGATATTACTTATTCTAAAGATGGTAATACTAAATTTACAGTTGATTCTATAGATCCTGAATCGGGTCAAGTAGGATGGAAAGTAGTTGAATTACCTTCATTTGAAAAACTAAATGAAACGGCAGATGAGTTAGTTGCTACAGCTAAAAATGTTTATACTAAAACTAAAGATGATGAAAAGTTTAGAGAAATATACGAAGATGCTAGACTTATAAGAAATAAAATTAGAAGACATTTACGTAATGAATATCCAGATGAATATAAGAGAATGTCTATGCAAGAAGCTACTGGTATTGATGGTGATGTTGTAGATTTAAACCCACAAAATTTAACAAAACTTGGAAATTATGTTAAATTACCTCACCATTTTGCTGCAACTATATTAGACCTTGCAGATGAAATAATGGATAAAGAAGCTAAAACAATAGCATCCCAACCACAAGTAGCTGCAGCCTTAAGATTATTAAAAACAGCAGCTAAAAAAGCAATGACTGGAGAAAAAGAAGTTGAAGAAATGTCTACTTCTGGTGGAGCTGGAGCTTATTTAACACCATATGCATTTAGAAAAAAAGGTGCTAAAGCTGATGATGAAGCATATACCGAATTGGGATACACTTTAGCAAAAGAAGGTAAATTAGGAGATGGGGCAGATTTAGGTCCAGGACCTAAGGCAACAGAAGATGGAGTTAAAGATAATGCTTACGTAAAACAATTTAAATACCAACTAGTACCTAAAGATAAAAATGGAAATTATGTACAAAAGGGCAGTGGTTTAGAAGTAAAAAACCTTTTTTAATATGTATAAGTATACATTAGTAGAACAAGATGAAAAAGCATCTAAATATCAAGAAGAGCGTATAATGGCTTTTGATGAATTAGAAGCTAGATTAGATAACATAAAAAAATTATTACGTCAAGCAAAAATAAAAACTATAAAAGTATATAGAGAACAACCAAATACTTTTGCTGTAGTAAAACCTACAGATATAATAGGCGATTATATAAAAGATATTGAAACATTATTAGAAAAATAAATTATGAAAAAAGCAGAAAAATTATTTAAAGATCTTCTAAATGAAAATTTAGGATACATTGATTTAAAACCCATTACTAAAATTGAATCTTCTCCTAAAACAGATTTTGAAAATAAATTTGCTGAATATTTAGCTGAAGAAACTAAAAAAGCTAAAGAAGATGAAGCAGTAAAAGCAGATTCTAAAAAAGTAGCTAAAACCGTTGAAGAAATTGAAGATCATAATTATGATTATAAAGATTTAAAAAATCTAAATAATCAAAATGGTCAAGAAATAATGAATGGTGTATATTTTGAAGCAAAACAATACCCAGAAAAAACAATTGAAGAAATAAAAGAAATTGTAGGTAAAAATTTAGCTAAAGATGGTCAGTATTATATGAAAAATGCTGCTTTTGGAGTTGAAGGATTAGGGTATGTAGAACAAAAAGTTGAAGAAAATACTGGTGAAGATTATGGTGGGAGTGGATACTCAGCTAAAGTTAAAGAAGTAGTAAAGGAATCATTAATGGGTGGAGTTGTTACTTCAGGTCATCCAAATTCTATATCATCTCAACAAGGAGCTGTTGTAAAACAAATGATGGAAGAAAATGATGAATTAGAAGAAAAAAAATATAAACAAGGATACGATGATAGAGAAGATGAATCTTTAGGTGACCGTACTGGTGCTGAAAAAGACAAAAAACAATCTATGAAAGATCGTAGAGATGATTCATATGGTAAATTTGGTAAAAGAGATGCTGAAGCTAAAGGTAAAGCTAAAGGCCCAGGAAAAAATAAAGTAAAAAAAGAATCATTAGATAATGATTTAGCTGAAATTGATAAACAAGCTCAAATAGTAGCTATGGAAGCTAAATTAGATAAATTAAGTGAAGTAATTGAAACTAAATCTAACCGTATTAATATGGTTACCGAAGATGATAATTTAGCTGAATTAATGGATAAAAAGAAGCTAAAACAAATGCAAAAAGAAGTTAAAATCTTAGAAAAAAGAAAAGCTAAGATGGAAAAAATTTACGAAAAATCTTGTGGTAAAAAATATAGAAAGGAAGATATAGTTGATGAAACTGTAGTTAATGGGGTTGATGTAGAAGAAGTAGCTTTAGAAAATGAATAGATCATTATTAATAGAAACAAATACTTTTAGAGTTAACCCTCTCCAATTAACAGAAAATGTTAATAAGGAGACGGGTAATCTAATGGTTGAAGGTGTTTTAGCTACGGCTGAAGTAAAAAATGGTAATGGTAGATATTATTCCAAAGAATTATGGGATAGAGAAATGGCTAAATATGATGAGCTAATTAAAGAAAGACGCTCAATGGGAGAATTAGACCACCCAGAATCATCAGTTATAAATTTACAAAATGTATCTCACTTAATATCTGATTATTGGTGGGACGGAGATAATGTAATGGGTAAAATAGAAATTTTACCTACCCCTGCAGGTAATATACTCAAAGAATTAGTAAAAGCGGGTGTAACTGTAGGTGTTTCATCTCGTGGTATGGGATCATTAGAACAAAATGGTAATGTAATGGAAGTACAAGATGATTTTGAATTACTATGTTGGGATTTTGTTTCAACACCATCCAATCCAGGTTCGTACATGCATACCTTAAATGAAGGAAAACAAACAGTTACTTACGATTATACAAACATAAATAATATTATACGAGAAATTCTTTGTTCTAAAGGTTCTTGTTCTATTTTTTAATTTTCCAAAATACTCATATACGTATAACCGTAATATGCCATTTCTTATATGGCATCGATAAACAAATTAATCCCTATTACGGTTCCTAATAACCGTATTTCACAAACTTAAATTTTGCGATTATGTCAAACAACAGAGATTTGCTCAAAGAAGCAATTGCTGATGCTAAAGCGGTAAAAGAAACTGCCATAGCAAATGCTAAAGCTGCTTTAGAAGAAGCATTTACTCCTCATTTGAAATCTATGTTAGCCGCTAAATTAGAAGAAATGGACAAAGAAGACGTTGACGAAGGATACGATAAGTATGAAGAAGACGACGTTAAAGAAGAAATTTCTACTGAATTAGATGAAGCTAAAAAGGAAGATAAAGAAGAAGTAAAAGAAGCTGAAGAAGTAGAAGAAGCTAAAAAAGAAGAGATTGACGAAGAAATCAGTCTTGAAGAATTACTTGCAGAACTTAATGAAGAAGAAGTAACCGAATCAGAAATCGAAGAAGGTAGTAGAGTCAAAGGTGAAAAAGGTGTTGGAAACGAAGACGGAGACAAAGATGACTCCGCAGTCGAAAAAGAAACCGAAAAAATGAGATTCAAAGAATCTGAAGACCTTGACGAAGCTAAAAAAGACGACAAAGATAAAGTTAAAGAATCTAAATCCGATGAACTATCTGAAAACGCTAGAACAGACGCTGAAGAAGAAGGCTACAAAGATGGCCTAAAAGACGAGAAAGAAGATCTTGAAGAAGATGCTCGTACTGATGCTGAAGAAGAAGGCTATAAAGATGGAGAAAAGGACGAAAAAGAAGACATGGAAGACGAGGAAATTGATCTCGAAGATATGTCAGAAGACGACCTAAAAGGATTCATTGAGGATGTAATTAAGGACATGGTAGAAGCTGGTGAATTGGAAGCTGGAGAAGAAATGGAAATGGATGACGAAGAGTCAGAAATGGACATAGATATCGAAGTTGAAGATGAAGTAGAAATACCAATGATGGAAGAAAAAGAAGAGTTAGAGGAAATGGATGAAGTTAGTTGGAATGATAAAAACAACCCTACAAGAGGAGCTAGTAAAGTAGATCTAGATCCTAAAAAGGTTGGACAATCAACAGCTGCTTATTCTATTAACGAAGAAGAAGTAACTAAAATGTTAGCTGAAGTTGAAGAACTTAAAAAAGAACTTACAGAAGTTAATCTTTTAAATGCTAAACTCCTTTACACTAACAAAATCTTTAAATCCAAAAACTTAAATGAAGCTAAAAAAGTTAAAGTGCTTAAAGCATTTGACAAAGCTTCAACAGTTAAGGAAGCAAAAGTAATTTTTGAAACATTAAATGAAGGAATGTCATCTAAAATGACAAAACCAACAATTAATGAAGTAAAAGGTAGCGCTTCAAAAGCTTCAGGAATGGCTCCTAAAGCAAAACAACCAATAGTTGAAAATGCTGCGTTTACACGTATGCAACAATTAGCTGGTATTATTAAAAATGAAAATTAATTTAACCCTTATTAAAACTTAAATCATGAGTTTACAAACTTTATTAGAAAGTGCAAACCCATATCACTCAGTACAAAGCGATGCCGCTAGATTGTCTGAAAAGTGGGAAAAAACAGGTTTGTTAGAAGGTATGAAAGGTGCTTCCAAAAATAACATGGGAATGATCCTTGAAAACCAAGCTAAACAACTTGTAGTAGAAAGTTCACAAACAGGTGGTGGTGTTAATTCGTCCGCGAATTTTACTGCTGGTGTAGGTGAGCAATGGGCTGGTGTAGCTCTTCCGTTAGTACGAAAAGTATTCGGACAGATCGCCGCTCAAGAATTCGTATCAGTACAGCCAATGAATTTACCTTCTGGTCTAGTATTTTATCTAGATTTCCAGTATGGAACTTCAAAAACTCCATTCAGTACAACTGAAGGATCAAATTCATTATATGGTAACGAAAGTGGACAGCCATTTGGAAATGCTGCTGATGGTGGTTTATATGGTGCTGGCCGATTTGGTTACTCTATAAACAACACATCTTCTGTATTTACTTCAGCTGCTACTGCATCTGCTGATTGGTCAGATTTTGACTATGATTCAGATTATTCTGCTTCTGCTGTAGCAGGTGAGTACGTAAAAATTTCTTTTGCTACTTCATCAATTAGCTATGCAGATTGGAAAGGTGTAAGAGGATTTAGAATCGCTTCAGCATCATTACTTACAAATGATGACAACTTACCAGCATTTACAAAAGTAAATGGTGTAAATGTTGAATTCCTAATTACAGGATCTTTATATGCAGCTGCAACAGGTGTTGCTGACTATACAATGACGTATCAATTACAACCAACTGATCAATACAGAGGTGACTTTGAAGATGGAAATGATGCTATCAATGATAACAACTCTCCAATTTCAATTCCAGAAATCAATGTACAGATGAAATCATCTGCTATCGTTGCTAAAACTAGAAAGCTAAAAGCTGTATGGACACCAGAATTTGCACAGGATTTAAATGCATATCATGCATTAGATGCTGAAGCTGAATTAACATCTATCTTAAGTGAGTACATTTCATTAGAAATTGACTTAGAAATTTTAGATATGTTAATGGAAAGCGCTGCTGCTGGAACTGAAACATGGTCAGCTGTAAATAACAGATCTATAACAGGTACTGGAAACGGTGCTATTTCAGATCTTGGATTTTACAATAGTCAAGGACAATGGTTCCAAACATTAGGAACTAAAATCCAAAAACTATCTAACATTATTCACCAAAGAACTCTTAGAGGTGGTGCTAACTTCTTAGTATGTTCTCCTTCTGTAGGTACTATCCTAGAATCTATTCCAGGATTTGCTGCTGACACAGATGGCGATGCTGCTAAAATGAACTATGCATTTGGTGTACAGAAAGTAGGTAGCTTAAATAGCAGACAAAAAGTTTACAAGAACCCATATATGAAAGAAAATCAAATCCTATTAGGATTTAGAGGATCTCAGTTCTTGGAAGCTGGTGCTGTATTTGCTCCATACATTCCGTTAATCATGACTCCATTAGTATATGACCCAGACACTTTCACACCAAGAAAAGGTCTATTAACTAGATATGCTAAGAAAATGGTTAGACCAGAATTTTATGGATTAATCAACGTAAATGGTTTAAATACTCTATAATTAGAGATTTAAATTAGTTTAATAAATTAACCCGGCCTTGTGCCGGGTTTTTTTATCCTTTTCATATGTATAACTAACAAACGTTACATGGGTATACTACTTATCTCATTATATTCTTATATTAAACTATACCCGTTTATTAACGTAATTTCACTGTTTGTCTTAACTATTTGTATAACCTATAATTTAAGAAATCTATGGCGTCTAAACCGCACACTGACGACGTTTATCGTCCGAAAAGAATTCCAAAAAACCCAATTAAGTTCAAACTCCAACTTAATGACGAACAAAAAGAAGCAAAAGCAGTTATACTTGAAAATACAATCACCTTATTAGCTGGTGGAGCTGGAAGTGGTAAAACACTTTTAGCATGTAATGTTGCATTAGATGGTCTTTTAAGAAGACAATATGACAAAATTATAATCACTCGACCTACAGTATCAAAAGAAGAAATAGGGTTTCTACCAGGTGATTTAAGAGAAAAAATGGATCCATGGGTTCAACCTATTTATCAAAATTTTTATCAATTATATGATAAAGTTAAAATTGAAAAACTTATTGAAGATGGTAAAATAGAAATTGTACCTGTATCATTTATGAGAGGTAGAACATTTTTAGATTCAATGATTATTGTTGATGAAGCTCAAAATGTTACTCACCAACAAATGGAAATGATAACTTCACGTATAGGTTTAAGAAGCAAAATGATGATATGTGGTGACCAATATCAAACAGACTTAAAGAAAAAATCAGAGTCTGGTTTTAAATTTCTTTATACAGCAGCAAGAAAAATTAAAAATTTAGAAGCCATAACATTATTTGCTAATCATAGAGACTCTATTGTAGAAGATTTATTACAATATTATCAAGAAGCCATAGATAAAGGAATATCAATAACAACATCAGGTTCATATATTTATAAACAGTAAGAACTATCATCATATTTATAATAAAATAGAATTATGGCATTATGTACTCCTACGGGTTCATTAGAGGTATTTATAAGAGAAAGTATACTTTTACCTAATGGCAACGAAGAAATTGCAACTAACAGTATTAAAATTGAGGGTGTAAACCAATTAGTAAGAAGAATAGATACTATTTCTTCTAAATGGGAAGATACTGGTGTAGAAATTTTAAGATTTGTAGATGATGAAGCTTCTCAAGTAGCAGGTTCATTTGTTAGAGATACAGTTAAATATTTAAGATTTACTAATTTAGATTGTGATAATTATCTTTCTTTATATTTAATTCAAGCTAGTCCTGATTCATATTCACCTAATACTGATAATTTAGATTCAGGAGATGTAGGCATACTTAAAATTGATCCGGGTAAATCGGTAATGTTATCAAATGCACAATTTGAAAGTAGTAATTATTATGATTATGTAGTAGATGGATATGTTGATTTACAATATATTTCATCATTTGCGTCATTATATAGCATAAAAGCAAAAGCAAATAATAAAGATATAAGAATAGAATACCTTGTAGGTTCTTCTTAATATTTATAACAAAATAAATTTAATAAAAAATGGCATTAACGTATAGAACAGGTTCAGGTTCAAATCCAGGTAAGGGTTCAGCTTTAACTATCGAAGAATTAGATAATAACTTTAGACATTTTACTGGATCACATGCAGTAACTGGTTCATTAGTAGTATCAGGATCATTAGATGTAGTAAATTCAATTTCTGCATCGTCTTTAACTATAGATTATGATAATGTAGGTGGATATTCTTTATTTATTACAAGTTCTGATTCCCATCAAACTAAAGTATTAATTTCTAGTTTACCAACAACTGAACCTTTAGTAACTGGTTCATTATGGCTTTCAGGAAGTGGAGCAGGTAATGCTACAGGATCAGCTTATTTAATGGTATTTAATGGATAAAATTTTATCTTAAATAAAACAAAACTTAAGGCCTCAATTTGAGGTCTTTTTTTTCATATTTATAATAAAACTAAACAGAATATGAATATTCCAATTTATGATGGTAATCCAATTTGGAACCCAAACTCAACAGCTTTTGGATTTTATAATAATGATATTGAATTTCAAGACGATTGTGTTAAAGTAGCAAAATTTGTAACCACACGTTTAGGTTACCCTTTAATGGATGTTGAATTACAAACAGGATCTATATTTACTGCATTTGAAGAGGCGATTACAATGTATGGAAATGAGCTATATGCTTATTTAATTAGAGAAAATGTTTTAGATCTTACAGGATTACCTTATGAAAATGTAAATTTAAGTGAAGTTATAGTTACACCTAATTTTGATGCAATAATTAGATTATCTGAACAGTATGGAGAAGAAGCTGGAGTAGGAGGAAATATAGATTGGATAAAGGGTAATATTCCTTTAACTGGTAGTGTACAAGATTATGATGTTAAAAAATGGGCTAAAGAACAAGATCCCCCTATAACAGGTAGTTTAGAAATAAAAAGAATTTTTTATCAAGAACCTGTGCCTGCTTCTGCAAGAATGTTAAATCCATATGATGGGTTTGGATTTGGAGGAGTTGCTGCTGCTGGTTTAATGGGATTAGGTGGATTTGGTGGTGGATATGGATATTTAATGATGCCACTAAATTATGATTTACAAGTTATTCAAGCTATTGAAATGAATACTCAAGTTAGATTATCTAATTATAGTTTTGAAGTTCATAATAATGTTATTAGAATATTCCCAATTCCAAATCTTAATAATGGTAGTGATGGAGATGTAGGTAATCTTTGGTTTGAATATATTTTAAGAAATGATAGAGCAAATGCATCATTAATTTGTGCTGAAGATAAAATAACTAATGTTTCTAATATGCCATATCAAAACCCAGTTTATTCTTTAATTAATTCTGTAGGTAGACAATGGATATTTGAAATGACATTAGCTATTTGTAAAGAGATTTTAGGATACGTACGTGGTAAATATAGTACAGTTCCTATACCTAATGCTGAAATGACATTAAACCAAGCAGATTTATTAGGGGCAGCAACAGCAGAGAAAACAGCTTTACTAGAAAGATTAAGAGCATATTTTGATGAAAATTCACGTGCTTCTTTATTAGAAAGAAAAGTAAGAGAACAAGATGCAGTATTAAGAGAATTAGATCAAGTTCCACGAGTAATTTATATAGGATAATATGGCAATGTTTGCAAGACAGAGAGATGTATCTCTGGTTAGAACTATAAATAGAGAATTATTGGGTAATGTAATTACTCAACAAGCATCTTTCTATCAATTTAAACTTGAAGAAACAAAAGTTAACATATATGGAGAAGCTGCAGGAGAAAAATTCTATAATGGTCCTTTTATATTTAATTGTTTAATTAATAGACAAAATGAATCATTTCCTGAATCTGGAGAAGGAGTAAATTTTGCTCAAGGTATTTCATTTGCATTTTTAAGAGATGATTTGAAAGATGCTGATGTAGTTCCTGAAGTTGGTGATATTATTCTATACCAAGAAGGATATTATGGAGTACAAAGCACAGTATCTAACCAATATTGGTCAGGTAAAAACCCAGACTATCCAAATGATATAAATCCATTAAACCCTGGGTTAGAAAAATTTGGTAGTAATTTTTCAATAATTGTTGATACGTATTACATACCAGCAGATAAAGTAGCTATTTCACCTTATAAAGAAAGATTTTAATGGCAGAATATAGAAAACCTATACCTAAGACACAACGCGAATTAAGTGAAGATCAACATCAAGCATTTGATCGTGAAAGAGGTAATCCTAATGCTCAAATTAATCCTAATGAAAATGAAACAGGGATTAATTTTAATAGATCAACTAAATTAAGTTTTAAAGGTGATAATACAAAACCCTTTTCAATTGGTATACAAGATTTAGATGAAGCTGTATTTTATTATTTTGAAAATGTTATCTCTCCCTTTGTATATCAAAATGGAGAAAGAAGAAATGTTCCTATTATTTATGGTTCTCCTGAAAGATGGAAATCATTCCAAAAAGATGGATATTATAGAGATAAAGCAGGTGCTGTAATGTTACCTATTATTGTAATTAAAAGAGATTCAATATCTAAAGATAGAACAGTTACTAATAAATTAGATGCTAATATGCCTAATTTATATGCGGCTTTTCAAAAATCATATAATCCAAAGAATTTTTATTCTAATTTTGCTGCAATAAATAATAAAATACCTACTAAAACTTTTCATGCTGTAACAGTTCCTGATTATGTAACATTAGAATACAGTGTTATAGTACAAACTTATTATATGGCTCAATTAAATAAAATAATTGAATCTGTAGAATACGCATCTGATGCTTACTGGGGTAATCCTGAAAGATTTAAATTTAGAGCTTTTATTGATAATTTTGCTACTCAAACAGAATTAACACAAGGACAAGACAGATTAGTAAAAGGAACATTTAATATTAGATTAAGAGGATATATAATACCTGAAGTATTACAAAAAGATATAATGTCACTTAAAAAATATAATTCTAAGTCAAAAGTTATTATAGGAGTAGAAGCAGTTTCTAACTCAGATATTTTTGATCCAAATGTTACAAAATTAAGTGATGGTAGAACAAGAAAAAAACGAGCAGTTGAAGGAAATGCAGCAAATGTAAACGATGTAGCTGCTGGTAGAGAATTAAAAAGTTAAAATAGCATGGCAAATAATATTAGATTTGTAGATTCGTTAAAAGTAGGAGCATACCGAACTGATGGTGGTGCTGGAAGTTCAATTGATATTTTAAATAATGTTGATAATTATGTTCTTACAGCTACAGGGGTAAGTGGTTCTATTGAAGGAAATGCTGAATTAGTTTTTGATTCAACTAATTTAAGAATTGGTGGTAACCCTTCAGGAGAAGCTCGATTAGAGGTTACACATTTAGGAAGTGTAGATGATATAATGTTAATCAAAAACACAGATAATAATACAGGAATTAAAGTAACAAAAGAAGGTTTATTTGAACTTTTAGAATTTAGTTCATTACCAAGTGCTGAAGAAGGAGCATTTGCCTATAGTAATAATGATTTTTGGTTAGGAGTAGGACCTTAGTAATATTTATAATAAAACAAAATAATATAAGTACAGTATGGCAACTTGGAAAAAAGTATCAGTCTCGGGATCTAATGTATCTCAATTTATTAATGACGCAGGATACGTAACAGCAACAACATCAAATCATGCTTTTTCTACAGCCTCTTTTAATGGGACTGAATTATTAGCAGGGGCAACTAATGGTAATTTAACCTTCAGCTCAGGTTCAGGAGGTGGTTTAAATATTACTGCAGATGCAGGATCAGATCTATTATCTTTTAATTTAGATGCTGTACCAAATACATCATTACAAAATGACAGTCTTAGAATAGGTAATACATCAATCGCGTTAGGTACTACAGGATCAACAGTTGATGGTGTAGTGTTAACGGATGTAATAGCTACTGGTTCATTTAGTGGTTCCTTCACAGGTAACTTAAATGTTAATCTAGAAGATTTAACACCAGGAGATGGTTTAAGTGGTAGTGCTTATGATGGTAACATTGCTAGAACATTTACAGTAAATACTTCCTCACAACATATAATTTCAGGTTCAAGACAAGCAATATCTGTTCAAAATACTACAGGTGCTAGTGGGATTACTATGAATTATAACACAGCAGGTAGTGGTATAATAAGTAGTACAATATTAAATGATAATATAACCATAGGTGCTACAAATGTAGCATTAGGAGGCACAGCATTATCAATTGCTAACTTAAAATTAACTGATGCAGAAGCAACAGGTTCATTTAGTGGTTCATTTGTTGGTGATGGTTCAGGAATAACAGGAATTGCAAGTACACTTGATGTTAGTGGTTCTTCGGGTAATGGAACTATTGCTTTAAAAACACAAGATTTTAGTATATTAGGAACTGCAAATGAAATTGATACATCAATGGCTAATCAAACCCTAACTATTGGGATGCCAGATGATGTTACTATTGGACAAGATTTATCAGTAACAAGAGATCTTACAGTAGGAAGAAATGCAACTATTAGTGGAAATTTACACGTAGTAGGTACAGCAAGTTTCCAAAACACAACAAACTTAGATGTAGCAGATAGATTTATTAGAATGGCTTCTGGTTCAGATGCTGTAGGAGATGGTGGTATTGTTATACAACAAACCAGTCCAGCACAAGGTGAAGCATTTGCATATGATGCAGCTACAACAAGATGGAGTATGACTGGGTCATTTAACCCAGCAACTGAAGCATATACACCAGATGCCTTTGTATCTACTGTAGTAGTAGGTTCAGGTGGAACACAAGCTTCAAACGTAATATCTAAATATTCAAAAGCAGGAAATATTTTTACATCAGCTTCAGGAGATATTTGGATTTATTCATAGAAAATATTATATTTAGGTTAAAAGGGTTTTATGAGTTTTTCAGCTGGAAAAGTTAATATAGGTAAAGATATAGTAAAAGAATCAAAATCTTCTGATTCTAAAATAGAACTTACTGAAAAAGAAATAGAATTTCTTCTAGTTACTATTAAAAATAGCCTATTTAAAGGAGAATATGTAGAGACACTTTATAATTTAACTTTGAAATTGCAGAAACACTTTGTAAATTTAAAGTCAAAAAAATAATACATAATGGAAATATACTCTTTAGATAATCTTTCTTTAAGAGAAGTTAGAGCTCTACGTACAGCTTTAGATTCAATCCCTATTACAGGAATAGATGCAGGATTTATAGCTTTATTACAACATAAATTATCTTCTCAAACTCAATCGATTGAAAATCATATTAAAAAAGAAGAAGAAAAAAAACAGGAATCGTTTAAAGAAGTAGTGAAATCACCTTCAAAACAAGTCCGTGGGAAAAAAAATAATTAATATTTATAACTATATTATGGCCCCTCGGGGAAGTGGACTAGAATAAACTAGTAACCAACCTAATAAAGTAGATATGCCGAATTGGAAAAAAGTAATAGTTAGTGGTTCTAATGCTAACTTAAATAGTATTACAACAGATTCATCCTCCACTATAGCGGGGATTACTTTGACCTCAAATTTAGATGTAGGGTCAAATGATATTTTAGACATAAATAGCCAATCAGGTACAGCAGGACAAGTATTATCTTCATTAGGTAGTGGAAATGGTGTTGATTGGGTAAATGCAGATACAGGACCACAAGGAGCTACAGGTGCACAAGGAGCTACGGGTGCACAAGGAACTACAGGTGCACAAGGTATTACTGGTGCTCAAGGTACAACTGGAGCTCAAGGTATAACAGGTGCTCAAGGTATAACAGGTGCACAAGGATCAACTGGAGCTCAAGGAGAAACAGGAGCACAAGGTATAACAGGAGCACAAGGAGCAACCGGAACTCAAGGTATAACAGGAAATACTGGTCCAACTGGACCACAAGGTACTACGGGTGCACAGGGTATAACAGGTGCTCAAGGAGCAACTGGAGCTCAAGGAGCAACAGGAGCTCAAGGAGAAACAGGAGCTCAAGGTATTCAAGGTATACAAGGTATTACTGGAGCACAGGGTGAAACAGGTGCTCAAGGAGCAACTGGAGCTCAAGGAGAAACAGGAGCTCAAGGAGAAACAGGAGCTCAAGGAGAAACAGGAGCACAAGGTACAACAGGTGCAACTGGACCTCAGGGTGCAACTGGAATACAAGGATCAACTGGAGCTCAAGGTATTCAAGGTATTCAAGGTATACAAGGTATTACAGGTTCACAGGGTGCAACAGGTACACAAGGTGAAACAGGAGCACAAGGAGCACAAGGTATAGCTGGTGCAACAGGTCCCCAAGGTACTACAGGTGCACAAGGTATTCAAGGTATAACAGGAGCGCAAGGTATAACAGGTTCAACAGGTCCAACAGGACCACAAGGTGGACAAGGAACAACTGGAGCACAAGGTATTACAGGTAATACAGGTCCAACTGGACCACAGGGTACTCAGGGTACTCAGGGTATTCAAGGTATAACAGGTGCTCAAGGAGAAACAGGTGCAACAGGACCTCAAGGTGGACAAGGTACAACAGGAACACAAGGAACAACTGGTACAACAGGACCAACAGGTCCTCAAGGAGAAACAGGAGCTCAAGGTATAACAGGNGCNCAAGGTATAACAGGAAATACAGGTCCAACAGGACCTCAAGGTACCCAAGGTATACAAGGTATAACAGGAGCNCAGGGTGAAACAGGAACACAGGGTACAACAGGAGCTCAAGGTATAACAGGTAATACTGGACCTATAGGCCCAACAGGACCTCAAGGTGGACAAGGTACAACAGGAACACAAGGAACAACTGGTACAACAGGACCAACAGGTCCTCAAGGAGAAACAGGAGCTCAAGGAGCAACCGGAACCCAAGGTATAACAGGAAATACTGGTCCTACAGGACCTCAGGGTACAACAGGAACTCAAGGTATTACAGGAAATACTGGTCCAACTGGACCACAAGGTACTACGGGTGCTCAAGGTATAACAGGTAATACTGGACCTATAGGCCCAACAGGACCTCAAGGTACAACTGGAGCACAAGGTATAACAGGGAACACAGGTCCAACTGGACCACAAGGTGGACAAGGTACAACAGGTTCAACAGGACCTACAGGACCACAAGGTGCTACTGGAACACAAGGATCAACAGGTACTCAAGGAACATCAGGTTCAACAGGACCAACTGGACCTACAGGATCAACAGGACCTCAAGGTACAACTGGAGCACAAGGTATTACTGGAGCACAAGGTATTACTGGAACTCAAGGTATAACAGGAAATACAGGTCCAACAGGACCTCAAGGTACTCAGGGTATACAAGGTATAACGGGAACAGATGGTAACTTTGGAGGTGCTACATTTGATTATACTTTTAGTACTTCTACTACAGTTGGAAATCCAAATACTGGTAAAGTAAGATTAAATAATGCAACCCAAACATCTGCAACTATATCCTCAATTAGTGAAACGGATGATGATGGAAATTCTGTTCAATCATTTTTTGAAACAATAGATTCATCAACATCAGCTATAAAAGGTCATATGCGATTATCAGATAAAGATGATCCTTCTGATTTTATATTATTTGCTATTGATGAATTAGTTGACCAAGGGGCTTGGTGGCAATTTACAATAATATTTGAATCTCAGGGGGGTAATGCTTTAACAAATGGGGAAGATATTATAGCATCATTTGTAACAACAGGTGATAAAGGAGACCCAGGTGCTCAGGGTTCAACAGGAGCCCAAGGTATAACAGGATCAACAGGTCCCCAAGGTACAACAGGTGCAACAGGTCCTACTGGACCAACAGGTCCTCAAGGAACAACTGGAGCACAAGGTATAACTGGGGCACAAGGAGCAACAGGATCACAAGGTACAACTGGTACAACAGGACCAACAGGTCCTACTGGACCACAAGGTACAACTGGAACTACAGGTCCTATAGGACCAACAGGACCACAAGGAACTACAGGTACTCAAGGTATAACAGGTAATACTGGACCTATAGGCCCAACAGGACCTCAAGGTACAACGGGAACTCAAGGTATTACTGGTTCAACAGGACCTACTGGACCAACAGGTGCAACTGGACCACAAGGTGGACAAGGTACAACAGGTTCAACAGGACCTACTGGACCACAAGGTGGACAAGGAACAACTGGAGCACAAGGTATTACTGGTTCAACAGGCCCAACTGGACCTACAGGACCACAAGGAACAACTGGAACTCAGGGAACAACAGGTACAACGGGACCAACAGGACCAACTGGATCTACAGGACCTCAGGGAACTACAGGTACAACAGGACCAACTGGACCAACTGGACCACAAGGAACTACAGGTGCTCAAGGTACAACTGGAACACAAGGTATTACTGGTTCAACAGGACCAACTGGACCAACTGGATCAACAGGTCCTCAAGGTACAACTGGAACACAAGGAACAACTGGTACAACAGGACCAACAGGTCCTCAAGGAACTACAGGTACTCAAGGAACTACTGGTACAACAGGACCAACTGGACCAACAGGTCCTCAAGGTGAAACAGGAGCACAAGGAACTACTGGTACAACCGGACCAACAGGTCCTACAGGACCACAAGGTACTACAGGTTCAACAGGACCAACTGGACCAACTGGGCCACAAGGAACTACAGGTGCTCAAGGTACAACTGGTTCAACAGGACCAACTGGACCAACTGGATCAACAGGTCCTCAAGGTACTACAGGTTCAACAGGACCAACAGGTCCTACAGGACCACAAGGTACTACAGGTTCAACAGGAGGAGCAGGTCCTACAGGACCACAAGGTACAACTGGAGCAAATGGACCAACTGGACCAACAGGACCAGGATTTACATCCATTACAGGTGATACTAGTACAGATGCTGTATTAACTGCTAATGGTGCTAGTGCTGCCGTAGGACAAAAGAATTTATTATGGGATGGAAACCAACTTATGGTTTCAGGCTCAGGAGGTACTATTTTAGATATACAAGGATCTCAAGGTCAATTATTTTCAGTAACAGATGATTTAACCCAAGTAATATTTGCTGCATCTGATATATCAGGTGTTCCAATATTTCAAGTAAGTGGATCAGGATTATCAACATTTGATGGAGATGTATTATTTAATAATGGTATAAAAGATAAAGATGGAGATTTAGGAACTAGCGGACAAGTACTTTCATCAACTGGTACTCAATTAAATTGGGTAGCAAATACAGCAGGTCCAACAGGCCCAGCAGGACCAACAGGACCGCAAGGTACCACAGGTTCAACAGGTGGAGCAGGACCAACTGGACCACAAGGAACTACTGGTTCAACGGGTGGAGCAGGTCCTACAGGACCGCAAGGTACCACAGGTTCAACAGGTGGAGCAGGACCAACAGGACCTCAAGGTACAACGGGTTCAACTGGAGGAGCAGGACCAACAGGACCTCAAGGTACAACAGGATCAACAGGTGGAGCAGGACCAACAGGACCCCAAGGTACAACTGGTACAACAGGTCCTAATGGACCAACAGGTCCTCAAGGTACTACAGGTTCAACAGGACCAACAGGTCCTACAGGAGGAGCAGGTCCTACAGGACCAACAGGACCAACAGGACCAGCAGGTGGGTTTACAACAAGTTCAAATGCACAAGTTAACTCTTTAGGAGTTGGAACAGCAGCTTCAGGTACAGCAGGTAATATTAGAGCAACTAATGATGTTGTAGCATATTATTCTTCAGATGAAAGATTAAAAGAAAATGTTGTAGTAATATCTGATGCTCTTAAAAAATTAGAATTAATTAGAGGGGTAGCATTTGATTGGATAGAAAAACCATTAATTCATTCTAATACAGGACATGATGTAGGAGTAATTGCACAAGAAATTGAAAAAATATTACCTGAAATAGTAGAAACAAGAGCTAATGGGTATAAAGCTGTTAAATATGATAAGATAGTAGCATTATTAATAGAAGCTATAAAAGATCTTAAAAAAGAAATTGATATTTTAAAAAATAAATAATATGGGGTTATATATTACAGGTTCAATAATTGATGCTTTTGAAGAAGAACATGAAAATTATTATGCAAGAATTGATAATTACTTTATAGATAAAGCTACAGGAAATCTTCAAATTAGAGTTGGAAATTATATTGATAAAACAGCAGCATCTAAAGCCTTTCCTATATATCAAGAAGATTATGGTGATAGCGATACTTATGGATACTTTCCAGCACCCGTTAGTACAGGAAGTTATTCTTGGGGGCTAGGAAATGATTTAATATACCCTTTAACACAAAGTGAAACTCTTACTGTTACTACTTATTCTCAATCATGGCAAGACCAATTAGTAGATTATATAGATTATGATGATGACGGTAACGAAATAACAGTTCAAAGAACAGAATCTAT